TTTTCTTTCTTTTTGGTGTTTGTTTTGGTTTGATGTTATTCATAACTAAAACGAGTTTTTTCAATGTTGTCTTCACTGGCGACGTGCCTTACCCATTGACCTCCTACAATGAAATGGGTCCTAAAAGAGACATGATCGTCTCTTTTCAAAAATATTGGAGCTATCAGTTATAGTCCCTCCTGTTCATAATATGAACAAGAGGTGAAATGATTAATTTAAAAGGTTCTTTTGGATAAATTTTTTCAAACTCGAGAAAATCTTCAGGAGAAACTGAATAAAATTCAGCTAACTCTTGAAGAGTTAACTCTTCGTCTAAAAAGGGTTTATCTTCTAACGTTGCATTAATAATTAAATTATTCATTTTTTGACTTTGTTTCTCTTTCTTGAAATTTTGAACAAAAGTTCTTAAAATAGGAACTTTAAGAAAGAAATCCCAAGAATGTGCTAAATCGTTCAAAAACCGATCAACACCTTGTCTATAAGGAAGTTTGTAAAGATGAGAAGGATTTCTCAGAGATTTCCCAATTTTAATAATTCGAGAAGGAAGGGGTGCCCAATAACGATCATAATGAGGATCTATTACTGCATACCACCTGCCTTTCAAAAAAGAACATTGAGAAATGTGATCAAAACTTCTTAATTTTATTTGGAAACCTAAATCAGCCATAGCATCTTCACAAAAGGAGATGAAATTTTTAAAATGAGGTTGTTTCCACTTCTTAAAGACTTTGAACCAAGCCAAGACTGTAACTATTGAATTTCCTAAACAAGTGTCAGTTCCCCCAGTATGACGTAGGGGTCGATCTTGCATGTACAAAGACCAATGAAAAGTTTCCTTAAATTTGGTGTACAAACAAGCTTCAGAAACTTGTTTAAGAATTTTAATATATTGATGTCCTACACCTAGTTGGTGTAGAACATTATATTCTTCAGTCAATGGACCGTGAGATTGACTAGCATCATAAGCACTCATATCTCCCTCAATATTTTTTTTTTTTCTTTTTT